GCAAGCTTGTATAAAAAAATTTCAAGATCCAGAAAACCCAGTTCGTTTCTTTATAGGAAACACTCAAACTGGTGGATATGGTATTACTTTAACAGAAGCGAGCACTGTTATTTATTATTCTAATAATTATGATTTAGAGAAAAGAATACAGTCAGAAGACCGCGCACATAGAATAGGTCAAAAGAATAAAGTATTATATATTGACTTAGTTGCTAAAGGAACTGTTGATGAAAAAATAATAAAAGCACTAAGAAATAAAGTTAATATTGCGCGTGAAATAAATGGAGAAGAATTAGCTAGTTGGATTTAAAGAATAGATTGATTATATACGTCTAACTTTTTCATAAAAGCATCAGAAGCTCTAGTAAACTTTTCACCTGTCAATTCAAATCGTTGAAACGTTAAATCCCTTGAACACATAAGAACTACTCCTTGTTCAATTTCTGTATTAAATAAAGCGTTGTGTGCCTGGGCGTATGCAGCTAGTTGCATGAGATAGTCTTGTATCCATTCACGTTTCTTTGGTCTATTAGTTTGTTTAAAATCTATAATAGTTGGCTTACCTTTATACATGGCAATCATATCAGCAGTTCCGGCATATTTATGAGGATAGTATAAATGTACTTCTGAGCCATACACTTCTGTTATATCAGCGCCTGCTTCTTCAATTATTTTTTTTGCCATTTTTTCTGCTTGTATTCCTATTTTCGTAAGATCTGCATATTTTTCTTCGTTCACTAAACGTTCTATATATAGGTGGAGCGCGGTTCCAATTTTACCAGCGTCAGATATAATTTTCTCAGCTGCTGCTTCTCCAACTTTTGCACGCCATTGTTTTAAGAATGATTTATCTTTTGTTTTATTAAGAACAGTTGTAACAGAAGGTAAGCTTTCACCATCAGGTGTAAGATATAGACGGGAATCTCCATCCTGTCTTTTTAATTCTGCGTAATTATATTTCTTAATTAATTGCACACATGCTTATAGCATAAATGATGCAAGTCCGCCACCTTTTCTTCCACGCCAATTCATTGGTCTTCTATCAATTTCATCTTTTTTATTAATAGCTTTTGAATCATTATGAATGTTTCTTATTTGTTCCATTTGTCCTCTGTCTACTAAATTATGAGAACTCATATAACGAGGCTCAAACATATCTTGTAAAGAATATACCATATCATGAAAATCTGCGTTATTATCATTATTTCTGTCACCATATCCGTAGTCACCTTGATAATAATGCATTAACTCGTGTCCTAAAGTGCTCATTGAATCATCATAATACCCTTTTTCATTAAAATTTCCGTACGCATCAACATTTTTACTTGCTAAATTTGTTCTATCCATTCCTACCTGTCCAGGATATTGACTATCATTATATATTCCAAGTATATTATTAAAACTGACTGGTTCATCACTTATATCAAAAACAGTTTGTTTATCATCAACATATCTTTGGGCTCCTAATTTTGCTGCTTCATGTTTTTCTACTGGAAAAAATTTACTAGATGGATTGTAAGGATTAAGTTCCGTGTTTACTTTCATTCCTTCATTAAAATAAAGCCTGTCATAAGCACTGTCAGCTTCTGCGTATCTTTTTGCATCAACATCTGTTCTTCCATACATTAATTTATTTATCATGTTGTATTCATCTTCTGTTCCACCCATTATTAACCATTCTCCTAAAGGCATGGACGGAGGAGCGTACGTATCAACCCCATCAATATATCTTAGGTCACTATAAGGACTAGGGTTCATAACTTTCATTGCGTTAGAACTTCGTGGTGTGGCAAATCTTTCATCTCTATATCCTTCAGGTCTTTCGTGTATAGGATAATAATTACCTTCGTAACCTTGAAGCCTATCACGGTAATCTTCCCCATCATACTCTCCAACATTTGCATCCTCTAACCAATCTAATAAACCAGGTCCTACATTTACAAAGCCAAAGTTACCCGTAGGTGTGTTATCTAAATAATCTTGTGATTGTAGAAAAAAAGGAGGAAGACTAGAATAGTCATCTGTTTCCTCATGATAATAAGGACTATCTTTATAAGCTTCCCATTTATCATCATAGATTTTATCATTGTATTTATATTTATAAATACTATCAGCTCTATTTTCGTGATCGTGTCCTACTACCATAGTTAGCCGCAGTGTTTCATGTGATCAGACATTTCTTGAGCTCGGTTAGGAGTTTGTTTTGCCCAACGTGAGTCAAGCATTTGGACAGACGCTTCAGCGTAATCGGGTGGATCTTGCTGAAGGGCCTGCCACATTTTCCGGAACTTGGAAACTCCGTTCCCCCCAAGTTGGAAAATCATTTCAATTATTATAATTTTTGCATCATCTGAAATCTTTAAACCTTCACATAATTTTTCAGCGCTTTTAATTGCTGTTTGTAAATCATGTTCCAGTATAGTCATGAGGAATTTTTCCTCATATTCTTTATCATCTTCCCAAAAGTCTTCTACACACAGATGTCCGACGCCCACGGTTCTTTTGTTTAGGGTATCTAGATATACCTTGTTACGGTATCCTTCGTGTTTCTTAACCGACTCTAAAAGTTTATTCATATCAATCATAATCTATCCAATTTTTTATTTATGTTTTTAACTTCTGTCTCTATGACAGCGATCCTTGATTCTATTTTGGTGAACATCATTAAAGCTTCTTCTATTCTATCCATGTCTTTTTCCATTGCACTAACTCTTTGCGATGTCATCCCCCATGTAGCACCTAATGCTATAAAAATTCCTACTACCCATATTGCGTCTCTAATGCTCATTATTAATCTCTTAACTTCTTTAAAGCAAATAAATCAAAAGGAGTATTAAAGTTTAAACTTAACCCAAAATTTCCTCTATCAACATCGTAATCATAACCATAATTTATATTACCTTTTTCTCCTATTGGTATAGAAGAACTTTTATAAAATCTATTGTCCCCTGCATCATAAGTAGGAAATGCACTTGGCAATCCTAATTCATAAGGATTTATAGTTAATACTTTATTCATATCAGTCATATATGGTCTCATGTTTGGATCTACTCTCAATCTATCAGCTATACCAGTTCCAAAAAGAGCAAAGTTTTTTATTTTCTCTAAAAATTCTTTTCTAGGATCACCGTAGATTGTGGTCATATTATGTTGACCATAATTTTCCCTTCCAAGATCTTCACTCTGTTGATATTTTATTTTTTTTCTGTCCATTAACTTACCAAAGATATTAATCCACCTTTTGCTGCCATCCTTGGAGCAACTTGATTAGCAAGTGCTTGGTCCAAGTTTCCTTCATAAAGAGAAGCCGCAGCTGCGGAATTCATGTTAGGGTTTTGTAGTATTGACGAACCAAGACTAGACATGTCTGCTTCATCAGCGAAGAAATTTGCTTCTGGCGCAGGTGGATTTTGTATTCTATCCAGAGCTTTATTTATAGGAGAACTACCGGGGGTACCCATTGTATCTTCTGCTATACCTTTTCCTTTGTCATAGATATCACTTATAGCTTCTTTAAAAATTTGTGCGCTTTCTTTAACAGGTGCTACATTCTTTCCTACAGTTTCTCTATATCGTTGATCGTTTTCTACTTCGTATAATTCACGATCAAATTCTTTCCATTCTTCTGGACGCAATCTTACAAGTCTAACAAAGTTAGCAAGTCTAGTTTGTTCTGGAAGAGTATCATCCATCATTCTTGTAAAAGCACGAAGAGAAGGAGGGCTAGTCATTATACCACCCATGTATCTTACAGCGTATGCTAAACCTACAGGAACTACCCATCCAGTAAAAGATCCTAGAGCACCAGCTGCGGCTCCAGTTTTCATTTTTATACCTAAAGCTGATTGAGGCATTGCAGATGCAATACCAGATCTAATACCACCCATCACGGCACGTCTTGCCATGAAAGTACTAATTTGTGGAATACCATTTTTAGCTGCTGCTTCCATAACAGTAGCAAAGTCAGCTAAGTCTTTCTGCGTTGGCAATTGCGCTGCTTGTCTTGCAGTTATACCGTCTGGCATTACTGCGTTAGCTAAACGTAATCCTTCATTAAAGTTTACATTATCAAATTCTAAAATTTCTCCTGTGCGTTGATTTTTTTTAACAAGTTTAGAAACTTGTGGACCAGGTAATGCTTTTTTAAATAAATCTCCAAGTGGATTGTCTTTACCTAAACCAAGAGCTTCTTTAAATGCCTGCCCATCAAATAACTCTGCACCATCTACTTGTTTAATAGAATTATTAAATACTTTGTTTAAGTAAATACCTAAACCTTGGTAGTATGCTTTATCACCCACAATGTTTTTCATCACTGCTAAATTTTGTGCTGCATTTGCAGGGTCTGCTTTTGCCATATCAACAACAGTTTGAAATAAATTAGTGGCTTGTCTATCTGGGTCTATTTGATTTAATGCCATACCAGATCTTTCAATTCCACCTGTCATTGCTTTACCAGCTTTTGTTCCAAACATAAGCATTCCATTACTTACAAATGTTTCATAATCTCTCCATAGTTTAGCTACTTCAGGTATACCTGAATCAGCTAATTTTCCAATGTCAGCTTCCCAGGCTTTGTATAAATTCATTATGTCTGCTTGACTTTCACCATCAGCATTTTTCATCCATTTTTTATATAGCTCGTCCATTTGTGAACGAAGTCCATAATACATCTCTATTGTTCTTGCACCAGCTACGCCTGGATCTATAACTTGTTTTTTTAAAAAATCTAAAATAGGTTCAGGAGTAATTTTAGCAACTTGCGATGACGTTGCAGATGATCCATATTGACGAGTATCTCCTGGTACAATTTGACGTTGTGCCATTCCTTTTTCATAAATTCTTTTTGCTAAATTTACAAAATTAGTATCATCTACTACAGCTCCATAACTTCTCGCTGCATCTAATAATGCATTCTGTTTTAAATTAGCCGCATTAATAAACCCTCTAGCTCCTGCATGTGCTAAATCTTGTACACGTACCCCGTGCTCGGTTACATTGATTAAAGGAGCAAACGTTAATTTTTGAATAATACTTTCACCAAGATCCATGTAAGCATCCATTTGTTGTGCTTTGTTTTTATAAATAGCACCACCAATAACGGGGGCTCTTCCAAACATTTTAACACCACCAGCTAAGATAGGTGATCCTACATCTGATCTTTGTACATTAGTTCCTTTTATTTGATTAAGCTTATACCAATCTTCAAATTTATTCCATGGAAGTTTTAAATCAGAAGGACTTAAAAAATTAAACATAGGAGTTCTCATTAAACGAGTTATTGCTTTTCCTACAAGAGGTATATGCATTGTTACATCTTCTCCTCTAGGACCTAAAGTTGCAGCAACAAACTTTTCAGTTTGAGGATCAACTCTATTAAAATTACTAAATTTACCTGATCCATATAATCTTTGTTCAGCAGATAAAATATCAGTACCTGTTTGTACACCGGAACCAGCTCTTGGTTTAAACATTCCAAAAACATTACCTCCTGTAAAACGTCTTAATCCATAGTAAGCAGGTCTAATTCCAAAAAATATACTAGAAACTCCTGCATCTATTACCATATCTTTAACAACACTTTTCATTCTTTCCGTTTGATCAGGTCGGTTAATCCCAGTTGGACCAAAAGTTGCAAGTTCTGGAATCATATCACCAATTAAATTTTTAATTTGATTATCACTCATCTGTAAAGTTTTTTTAGCCACACCTGCTCGGTTCATAATATCTAATTCCATCTCATAACCATAGTCAGCCGCACCAACTCCAATAGCACCCCCAGCTACAAAACCTAAAGCTTTAGCCCACCAAGGTCCTGGGGCCTTGATGTTTTTAGTACCGGAACGAGCCCAACCTGCTTTCATTCTATCTACCGTTCCTTTTGTTCCATATTTAAAAAAATTTCCAAAGGCATCTTTAACAACCGGACCAGCTCTGTATCCTTTTAATGATCCAATAGTTCCACCTATTGCTTCTTGTGTATATTCTATTGCAGGATAAGGGTTAGGACTAGACGTATAAAAACCAAATTCATCTTCAGCTAACAAAGTACTAGGTGTAGCTGTTATAAAGTCTTTTGAACTAAGGCCCATGGATCTTACATAGTTATTAATATCTTGTTCTAACTCAGCCGCTAATTCTGGTGTCATGTTAGGATTTTTTTCTTTAGCTGCATGAATAATATTTACTACATTATCTCTAACACTATCTCTTTTTTCTCTATAAGTTTTCATGTTAGCAAGTTGTGAAGCTCTTGCGTCCATATCTTTTTGTGAATTGATAAAAGGATTATCTTTTCCAAATGGCGCACCACCTGGAATTAACATGTTACCTAATGCTTGAAAAGGTGCAGACACTGCTTGAACGGCAGGCTGGTATCCTTTTCTAACTTTACTAGCAATTTCTTCGGGTTTAGTTTGAGGCACACCACCTTCTGTTACACTTACAAATTCTTTATCTTTAGCTCCTAAACTAGAAGCTGCTTCTTCAAATTCTTTTATTTGATAATTTTTATTTGCCATTAGCCCCATTTCTCCAATAAGCTTTGATGTGTTACTTTATTTTTTTCCATATCTTCTTGATGATTCATATCTATATTCCCTTGCGTGCTCTTAATCCAACTTTGATACGTTTGACCTCCACTTACATCTGGTCTTAAATATTCTGATTTGTTTTGTGGTTGTTGTAACCAATTGTAATAAGAATTTTCTAAGTTTTTAGAACCTTCAATTTTAAAGAAGTCAGGATTGTCATCAGGATTCATTCCTGCAAGTTTTAATGCACCTGCCATGTTATCATATAGTTGGTTGTAAATACGCATGTAGTTTTGAACTACTGCTTGGTCCGTTGTACGACCACCTATCCCTGTTAATTTAACATCAGCAAATGATCTTCGAAGAACGTCTGCTAACATACGTCCAGTTGGCTGTCTGTCTCTTGCCAACATTAAACCTAATGTTGTTTCAAAAGTTTCTAATACTGATCTCTCACCACCAGATTGTAAAAGTTTAGTAAATGAATCTGCGACTACATATGCTCTAGATGGGTTTCCATCTAAATCTACACCATAACCACCATCTTCTAACGCCGTACCATACCTATCTTGATTTAATCCATTACCACCATATTTATTTGTTTTATCTATAAAGACTGGTATTTCTATGCCGTTTACATTCATTGTTCCATTAGAATTTTCACGTACAGCGAAACCCCCTCCTGTAGGATCAGTTGAATCAAAATCTCCCGCTATAACACTTCCTGTAAATTCTTCAAAAACTTCAGATAGTGGTCCTACAATTTTTCCAAATTCACCTGAAGCACCAATAAGATCAGGACGATCTATAATCATTGGAAGTATTTCATTAGCTAGTGGTATTAAACCACGTTGAACATAGTTAGCATATTTAATTTGAGCATTGGCGTCTGATCCTAAATCTTTGTTTACAGTTAATTGATCAGGATAACTTAAGCCGTAAGCTCCTGTACCCTCACCAGCTTCTACAAACTCAAACAAATTCATTCCATAATTTTTATTAAGTTCATAAAATTTAGTTTCTTCTGGGCTTGTTCTTTTCACTGTCATTAACCTTAAAGGTTTTTCTAATTTAATAGGTTGACCGTCTTGTCCTATAGCCAAGGATCCATCAGCATTTGTTTTATAGTTTTGATATACTTGAACATAAGGACCACTTCGATCACTCATCTTATCCATTTGTGAAAAATATAAATCTAAAGCAGCTGCGTTTATTTCACGATCTGCTTTTTGTTTTTCTATTCCCATTTGAAATAACATAGGTGCTGTCTGTGCACCAGCTTGTCCTACCACATCAAAAAATCCACGAAGACCAGGTTGATCAGTTCTCCCTGACATTAAAGCTGTGCCTAATTGTAAAAGTAAAGCCGTTTGTTGTAATTTATCTCCACCAGAGGATTCTCCTAAAAACTTTTTTATAACATCTTTATAATTGTTAATACGTTGAACACTATCATTATCAATATAATCCGCTATGTCTGGATCGTTAGATAAATCAGTGGAAGCTTCATCCGCTCCTGTGGAATCTGATGTAGCATTATTATCCATAGAATTTACATTTTTATTTTCTTCTTGATTAGCTTGATTTACTGAATTTTCAGTAGGTCCTACTGGTGCATTATTAGCATTTTCTGGAGGTTGTTCATTTTTAGACGTTACATTAATATCTGTAATGTCTTCTGTAATATCTATTTGTGATGTATCTGTAAGACTATCTATTGTTAAAGGACCAAGTCCTCCCGCAACAAACATCCTAGCGCGAGGATCTTGTGAACCACGTGCCATTCTTTGAAATAAAGGTCTTAGTATAGGTCTAACCATAATACTAACTACCCTGAGTTAGTGCTTGATATCCTGCTAGTCCTGTAATACCAGTTCCAACTGCTTGTGCTAATGGATTTGTCATGGGCGATGTTCCCATCGTTGTTGACATACCACTAGAAGGCATCCCTTGATAGATATCACTAACAAAACCAAGACGTTGATATGGCTCATACAATTGTTGTAAGTTTTGTCTATATTGTGCATCTGATACTTGTTGTAGTCGTTGCTGTTGTACAGAACCTGCTGACATCGCTGATGCTATATCCCCCTGTTGCAGTGCCTGTTGTTGTGTTCCTAATCCTGCAAGACCTTGAGCTGCAGTTTGTTGTCTTTGCATTTGATTACTGAATTGGTCTTGAGCCTGTTGTTGAGCCTGTTGATAATTTTGTGCTTGTGCTTGTCCTACAGCTTGCGCTCTTTGTTGACCTAACTCGGCTGTTTGAATTCCTTGTCTAGAGCCACCAAAAGCTCCTGATTGGGCGGCACTTAAGTTAGCTTGACTTTCCATTTTATCAAACTGTCGTTCTATACCACTTATCACTTCATCTTGATAAGGATTCATGTATTGTTTATATGCAGTCGTAGGATCATAAGCTGCCGTGCTACCTAATAATTGTTGAGTAGCACTATTTAAATAAGGTTGAAATTTTCCAAGCCCTTGTTGTGTACGAGTAAAAGCTTCATTTTGTAAATTAGTAAAATCCGATACTTGTTGCCCTGGAATAGAAACAGGATTTTTTGCAAATCCTGAAGCAGTATCCATTAACTGAAGCTTACGTGCTTCTATCTGTGGGGCTTCTCTTGTAAACTGGGTACCAAAGGTAGTGCCAGATGGATCTGTTCCGGATTGTAATCCTGGTATGCTCATAATATTTTCCTATAACTTTTTCCTACTTCTTCCATCCCTAAACGTTGAGCTAGTTTATCAAAACTACCTACTTGTGTAGAAACATCAAAAATAACTTCTTGTGCTCCTTGCATTTTTGACCAGTTTATAAATTTATTCATCATTTGTATACCAGTCATTTTTCCTCGCTCCTTAGGAACTACGTATAGTTCCAGTTGTTTTGCAAATTTATCTTTACTATAAGGAAACTCCAACAAACATCCTATCATAAACCCTGTTGGTTCTTCCTCTTTCAACGAAACAATCCCAAACATATTAGGTTTGTTCATTGCTGCAAAGAAATAGTTTATAACTTTTTCTTTGTTAATCTCAACTCTATTCCCCCAAGCAGATTCTTTTAGGAAGTCTTCACTTACTTTTTGAATCCAATAAAGATCTTTCTCTTCGAAAAATCTCCACTCCATTTTTTACGTAACCTTTTCCTCCATTGATTCAGCTAATGTCTCTGATTTAGGATCCAAAGTATTCATCATTTGATACATCTTTTTTGCACCTTCGTATCTGTCACCATCACCAAAGTTTTCAACAGCTTTAGCTGTCATAACAAACTCTCCATCACTTAGCATAGCTGGAATCTTATCATCTGTTGGGCCACCTGGGCCACTGATCTCGCCTCCTACACTACCATACATGTACTTAGAATTAATCTCATTAAAAATTTCTATTATTTCATCGTCATCCATTTTCATAATATCTGATGGATCTATGTTACCATACCCATCTAATAAATGACCACGCATTTCATCTACTCCAATACCTCTCCTGTCATCAACGGAAGCTTCTTCAAAAATATCTAAATCTTCTATACCTTCGTATCCTGGACCTTTTACAATTTTTTCTACATTAATATTTTCTTCATCAATATAATTCATAGGATCTGACATCATCCCAGAACCACCGTTAGCATAGCCTTTTACTTCTCCGCCATCAGCGTAAGGAGTAAATTCAAATTTACTTGGAACGTAACTGTAATAAGGGTTAGTCATATCCTCATACATTTGTTTCATTCTTTCTTTTTCTCTTCTTCTCATTTCGTCTCTAACTTGATCTTCATCTGGTTCTCCACCAGAATATCCTGCAAGTAATGGCATTGCTGCTCTTAAATCAAAAGAGCCTGCTGCTATTTCATTTCCTAAAATTCCTTTTCTTGCTGTTTGATTTCTTAATAAATCTTCAAATTCCATACCAGGCATTGTTTTGTAAGTAGGGTTTCCTGCTTGAGAATAAGTTGGGAATCTATCTCCATATCCCCCGGTAAATGTTTCGTGAGGGAATCCTGGTCCGCCCATTCTGTTTTGTACTGGAGGTGTACCATATCCAGTCATACGAGGATTTTCCATTCCTGTTGGAATCATAAAGTCTGATCCACCACGTTGTGTCAACACATCAAATGCACTAATACCACCTTTACCATCTAATTGATTAGCAAAAGCATTCGCTTTCATGTAAGCAAATGGTAAAGATGAAAGAGCACCATACAGTGCAGCTTTCTCTGGATTTTTTTGCCCCATCAATTTTGCTAAACCATAACTTGTTAAACCACCAGTTACAGGTGCTTTAAGAAGCATAGGCATGGCACCAAACTTACTACCATATCCTCCTAGTAGTGAACCTAGTCCACCCAGTTTTCCTCCACCACCCATCATTGCCATTAATTTAGGTGATAAATAAGGAGCAGCTGCCATAGCTGCAATTGGTAATAAAGGTTTTGCTTTTTTAACTATATTTTTAATTGCTGAATCAAAAAATCCCACTCTAAACGTCTCCTGTTATTCCTTCTAATATTTTATGGATAGCAACACTAACTCTTACATCTTGTCTGATGTGTTCTGCTTTCGTGTCGGTTGCAGGATCAGCTACGTCATCATCAGCTTCTTTAGCTGAACCGTATTCCTTACCTGTTAGCGTGTTAGTGATAGTTATTTCTGCAGGGACAACAACCTTAGGAACTTGTTCCCCGTTGATCTCTACATACTCTATTACACTATCATCTTTTATAGGCATATTTACTCCTTATATCAAGTATTATTACTAATTTCAAGAACAGAAAGTACCACATGTAGCCTATCTGCATGTCCTGGTGTCACTGTAATTATCTCTCCTTGTTGTCCTACAAGGGGTTCTGTCAATAATTCAACTGGTGTATTGGCGGCTACAGCCACATTATAGGCTAAACTAAATACATTTGTACCTATATCTGTAATAGTAGCTGTAATAGTACTACCAGACCCTGAATCATCACTAACTCGTATAGATCTAATTACCGCTTGTACCTTATCAGGCACTGTATATAATACAACAGGGTTGGTATTTGTAGCTAAATCTTTTTTAGCATTTGTATATACGTTACCCATTGAACCACGCAAATGCCTCATCATCATTACGCAACGTTTCCGGTGTGTAAGTACTATTAAGCAATAAAATTAGTTGTTCTAGGTTACCAACTAGCTTATCTATTTGAACCTTATCATATTCTTTTGAACCTTGAGGGGTTCTTGGTAAAACTATCTGTGACATTATCGCATTCCGTCTGGGTTTACATCAGCTCTATATGTTCCATATCGCCAATTATCACCTATACCTGTAGTCTTTATACTAATTTGTGCTTGTCGTCCACGGGCACGTGTATCTACTTTATTAGTTGTAGGAGTAACTGTACTAGATATAGTTGTAACACTTGATGTAGGATATAATTTAAATAATAAATCTACACTTACATTACCTGAAATGTTTTTAAAATCAGGAATAAATCTTCTAACTGACATTAAGTTTTCTCCCGCTTGAGGAATAACAAAAGCTCCAGAATTTAATTCTGATTCTAATGCTGCACCATTTGCATCAGTTCCATTTTCTTGTGAATACATTAATGC